ATCAGAAGAGATTGCTGTAGAAGAAATGACAGAGCCAGAAATAATAGAGCAAGAGATAGAAATTAATGATGAAAATATAGAAATTAAAAATGAAGATGAAATAAATGTTGAAATAGTTGAATCAGACTTTGAAGAAATTATACCAATAGAAGAAGAATCTGTAGTTGAAGAGACTAATGATGTAGAAATAAATGAAGTCATAGATAACATTGATTCTCAAGAAGCTTCAAATTTTAATGAATTAGAAGAAAAGGAAGAAGAATTTGCAGAAGAACCTGAAGTCATAGAAGAAAAGGAAGAAGAATTTTCAGAACAAGATGAACTTCTAAAAGAAGAAGATACAAATGAAGATTTAGAAGAAAACATTGAACAACCTGTTACTTTGAAAAGAAATATGTTCTTACTCGCGCAATCTAATAATACAGAACCTACCGAAAATTTTGATGAGGAATCTGATGAAGAAACCAGCGAGGATAATACTAACGAAGAAACAAATAATGAAGTTGTTTTTCAAGCTGAAGTTGAATTAACAGAAACTCTTGGAATTGTTGATATTTCTCAAACAGTTGCTGTTTATAATTATTTTTATGACCGCACTGTTAATAAATATAGCGTTCCTATGCAAACTGAAGTTAAACAACTTGGCCTTGATGCATATGTTTGTGTACATTTAAATGCATATAGAACTGTTAAAGCAACTGGTGAAGAAGAAAGTTTAGATTGGGATTTTGCTGAATGTGGAATTTTAGATGCTAATGGTAATCTTATTGAAGAAGGAACCTCAGATTATGTAATTATTGATGACACAGTATATTATACTAAAATATTACCTAAGGGGTATACTTTTTATGTAGCTTATTATGCTCGTTTTAATAATTATCAACATTTAGCAACTAGTTCTCGTGTAAGCACATATCCAAGTGCGGACGCCATTCAAAATCAAAATTTTTATCCCGATTTTAGCACCGATGATCCTTGGAATAGTGTAAATATTCAAGAAAAAGAAAAAGATGAAGTAGAACAAAAAGCTTCATTAACTTTTGAAGTAATTGAAGGAGAAGAATACGGTGATATTGAAGCTTCTGTTGATGAAGAACAATTAAAAAATTATGCTATGCCAGGCGATAATATTGAAATGAAAGTTCAACTTGACATAACAGGTGATGAAGGTTATACTTATGAAGTTTTTCATAATATTGAAACATTTTCTACTATGACTGAATTAACAAATTCTATTATAGAAAATTTAAAAGTTTGGTTATCTGTAGATGGAGAAGAAAAACAAGAAGTATATAATGATAATATGCCAGAAGAAAAGCAATCACTAGGACAATATATTAAAGGGCAAATGTTAAATTTATGGTATTTATTTACCCTCGCGCCAGAATTAGATAATAATTTTGAAAGTGAACAATTTACTATTAAAACGCAATATGAATATGAAATTGTTGCTACTCCTACACCTTCTCCAACTCCTACTCCAAGTCCTACCCCAAGCCCCACTCCAAGTCCTACTCCCACACCAACCCCAACTCCTACGCCCAGTCCCACTCCTACACCAACTCCATCTCCAACACCTACACCTTCACCAACCCCATCTCCTACTCCCACACCTAGTGCAACTCCAACTCCAACTCCAACGTTAACTCCTACTCCCACTTTGACTGCAACTCCAATACCAACGCCCACGCCTACACCTAATCCCACATTATCCCCAGAACAAAAAATGACTATAAAAAAATATATTTTAGAAAATCGTGATAAAAATGACGATTTAAAAGAATATAGGGATCTTACAGAAGAAGAACTAGAAAATTTGCTTGATATTTTTGATTATCAAACTCCTTTATTTGGAGAATTATTAAAAACGGGTGATTCTTCTACACTATTTTATTCATTAATATTATTATTAATAGGAATTATTTGTTTATTCTTTGGTATAAAACATAAAAATTAATTATTTGACTATTTGTAGAAATTCTGATATAATATATATACAAGGTAAGGGAAAGGCACAAACAGCAATCTTTTACAAGTAAGATTGGATGTATTTTAAAAGTGGTTTCGTACACGGCTGGTATAACTTATGTATATTTAATGTGCCTTGTGATGAACAATTTTGACATACATATAGTTATGCCGCCGTGATTTCTCCCTATCGTCTAAAGGATAGGACAAAAGATTTCTAATCTTTCAATTGGGGTTCAAGTCCTCATGGGGAGGCTTCGCGCGCTTAGCTCAGCTGGGAGAGCACCACGTTTACACCGTGGGTGTCAGCAGTTCAAGTCTGTTAGTGCGCACTTATTGGAGACTAACCTAATGGAAGGGTATTTGGCTCTGACCCAAAGTGTAAAGGTTCAATTCCTTTGTCTCCAGCTTATATGGGGCATTAGTTCATTAGTAGAACACGACCCTTGCAAGGTTGAAAGAGCGGAGCGTTACCGCTATGCTCCACCATAATATGCGTCGGTATGCCTAGCAGCGAGGGCAGCGGACTGTAAATCCGCCACTAAGAAACACCGGTGGTGCAACTCCATCCCGGCGCACCATATATATCGGAATGTAGCACAGTTGGTTAGTGCAGCGCTCTGATAAGGCGAAGATCGTTGGTTCAAGTCCAACCGTTCCGACCAAGGGAAGCGGAAGATTAGCTATCTATACGAGATGAAGAGTGCCTCTATCACTCAGCCTTTTAATTTTCAATAGAGGTGAAAATTATGTCTGATATTTTTACAAAAAGTAATTATCATATTTCTGGTGGAAAATTATTAAAAGAGTTATTAAAAATAAGACCGCAAGAATGTGAATGTTGCCATCTTACGCAATGGTTAAATCAACCAATTAAATTGCAAGTTCATCATATTGATGGAGATAATACTAATAATCTTGTAGAAAATTTACAACTATTATGCCCTAATTGTCATAGTTATACAGATTCTTGGTGTAAAAATAAAATTAAAAAAGCAGTAACAGACGTAGAATTAATTGAAGCTTTATCAACTTCTAAAACTATTCATCAAGCATTAATTTTGGTTGGGTTAAATACAAGTGGGACACATTATAATCGTGCAAAAAGATTAATTTTAGAAAATGAAATTTCTTTAGCTTTATTAACAGAAGAAGAATTAAATAAACAAAAACCACATTATTGTATAGACTGTGGCACTTTATTACAAACAAATTCTAAAAGATGTGTTCGTTGTGCAAATATTGCCCAACAAAAAGTTGAACGACCAAATAGAGAAAATTTAAAAAATTTAATAAGAAATAAACCATTTACAACAATTGGTAATATTTTTGGTGTTTCTGATAATGCAATTAGGAAATGGTGCATTAGTGAAAATCTCCCTTCTAAAAAATCTGAAATTAAAAAATATTCTGATGAAGAATGGAGTAAAATATAAGCCCGCGTAGTTCAGCTGTATAGAATAATCCGCTACGACCGGATAGATCGTAGGTTAGAATCCTACCGCGGGTGCCATACCGCTTTAGTCCAATGGCAGAGACAATGCGCTAAGAACGCATACAGTGAGAGTTCAAATCTCTTGAGCGGTATTTATGGCTAGGTAGCTCAGTTGGTAGTAGCGTCTGCCTGAAGAGCAGAAGGTCAATGGGTCGGAACCATTCCTAGCCACCAAGGTTCCCCCTGTAAAAATCCTCTTGTTCGCGACAGGGAAAAGGGGTGAGTATAGCTACGAACTATTGCAACGACAAACACAATAGTTACAATTCCTTATCTGAATGCCTTGAGTCCTCTTGCCAAGTTAGCTAGTCCGGAATAGCACAAGATGTTTGTTCGGTAACTAAATCTATCGTAGCCTAGTTGCAGATTTAGCGGAAGTTGAACTCGTTAGTGTCAACTGAAATTGCCACGCGCGTAAAGGTCGTGTGAGGTGCATACCACCAAGAATAGAAAGAGTATTCCTGGATGTGGTGTGGCCGCACCGCATCCTGCCGCGGTAGCCATTTATGGATTGAGGCCCGTAAGGGGCTGCCGCGTTTTCGTTCCCTAGCTCAGTAGGTTAGAGCAGCGGCCTTGATGAAGTAAGTTAACTGGAAAACTCCTTTTGTCTAGCAGAAGATAATGATAGTTCAAATCTATCCTTCATCACCAATAAGCCGTGTGTCCTGGGTTCGAGTCCCAGGGGAACGACCACTTGACTTTTTACATAATTTATATTATAATTATATTACAGAGAGGAAAATATGGGCTGGTTAATTATGGCTGCACTTAATTTTTTTTGCTTAGGTTGGAACCTAGCAAGAAATAATACTTCTTTGGCACTTGTATGTTTAATTGGTGGAATTGTTTGTTATACAACATATTGGTCTGAAAGAGAGGATTAAATTATGCGACTTTGGCATACTTCAATGTTATCAGCTTTGCCGCGAGAACAATTAGTTAGTCAATGGCGCGAATGTAGCGCTATTGCAAGTTCAATTCAAAAGAAAGGAACTCCTAATCACGTTCTTGTTAATTTTATAATGGACTATGATTTTAATCATTTTGTTTCTTATGCTTATTATGTGCGACAAGAAATGACTACTCGTGGTTATCGTACAATGGATAGTGTATGGGAGAAAATTAAATCATTAAAACCTAATTTCATTTTGATTCCTATTGATAAAATTTACAAAAATAAAATGAACGCTACTTATAGTACCATTTGTTATTATAATCTTTTTGAAAAGTTTTTATGCGGTGGTATTAGTTTAACAGAATGGGAAAAAATTGAAAATTGGTGGCTTTCGCGCGCGTAACGAATCAGCAAACGTCGTGGTCTGCAAAATCATTGTTAGTCGGGGCAGCACCGACCGCGCGCTCCAATAAAAAGAGGAGAATATATGGCGATTAGAATTATTAAACACGGGCTTGATTTTTTAAATGCACAGTGTCCAAAATGTAGATGTTTATTTGAATTTACAGTTGAAGATATGGAAACTTACTTTACTGGTGTAGATAAAATTGAACAAATTAGATGCCCAGATTGTAATTATCCAATGAAATGGTGGTATGGAGAAAAATCAGGTCGTAATGCTACCCCGTATAATTAAAAAGGAGAAAAAGAGGAAAAATGGGAAATATTATTTTAGCAATTGTTGTTATTGTTGTGAGTCTTATTGTTTCTGCTAGTGTCTTTCCTGATAAGACAAAGCGAGATGGAACTGTAATAAGTCGTGCTTCGTATAGAAAAGGAATACGCACATTAGGAATTATTATTGCAATTGTTTTTATTGTGCTAGGATGCTTTACTTATGTTCCTACTGGTTATACCGGTATTGTGACGACATTTGGTAAGGTTCATGATTCAACCTTGGATGCTGGTATTAGCCCAAAAGCACCTTGGGATAATGTTGTAAGAATGGATAACCGCGAACAACGTGGAACCTTTCAACTTGAAGCGTTTTCTAAAGATATTCAACAAGTAGATATTCAGGGTTCTATTAACTATAATATTGATAAAACTACTGCTATGAATCTTTATAAAGACGTAGGAGTAGAGTATGTAAGTATCTTAATTGGTCCACGTATTCAAGAAGATGTAAAAATTGTAATCGCACAATATAATGCAGAGAATCTTATTGCCTGTCGTCAAGAAGCTGCAAATGCTATTGAAGCCCTTATTCGCGAAGAACTAAGTAGCAAAGGTATTAATATTATTTCTCTTGCTATTGAAAATATTGATTTTACTGATGCTTTTGAAAGCGCAGTAGAAGCTAAACAGGTTGCAACTCAGGAAAAGCTTCGCGCGCAAACACAACAAGACCAGCAAACTATGGAAGCAGAACAAGCTGCGTCTCGTGCTAAAATTGCAGCAAACGCAGAAGCAGAAGTAGCTAGAATTCAAGCGGATGCAGATGCGTATGCTGTAAGAGTAAAGGCAGAAGCAGAGGCAGATGCTAATAAGAAAATTAGTGCTTCTCTAACAAAAGACTTAATTGAATATACTCAAGTTCAGTCTTGGGATGGCAAATTACCCGTTTATAGTGGCGGTAATGGAACAATTCCAATTATTAACTTCGGAGAAAATAGCAAAGAAGAAAACTAATTTTATTACATATTACGCACGGGAAACCGTGCGTTTTTTTATTTGACTAAAAATAGAAATTATGTTATAATATTTTTAGAAAAAGAAAAGGAGTATTATATGAAACTAAAAATATTTTATCATGATGGCAGTACTACTATTTTCCACCATCTTCATGATTTTGAAGAAAAACCAGCGGGTATTTCTTTTCGAGACTTAGATAATGATTATTGGTTTATAACATATAGTGCCTTCTTTTCTTTTATTCTGATGGAGGAAGATAACAATGACACTTGACGAATGTAGAGTGGAGACACAAAAGCATATAGAAAAAGTGCGAAAGTATATCCGCTTTTTTACAGATAGATTAACTACTCGCGGCGAAAATCATGACGCGAGTAAACTAGAAAGTCCAGAAGTTGAATTATTTGCTGAACATACTGAACGTTTGGCAGAAATTGAATATGGATCAGAAGAATATAAAAAGGAATTAGAAGCACTTAAACCAGCATTAGATCATCATTATTCAGTTAATAAACATCACCCACAATATTATCCTAATGGTATTGAAGGCATGTCATTAATTGATTTAATTGAAATGATTGCTGATTGGAAAGCTTCTAGTGAAAGATATAATTCGGGTAATCTTCTAAAAAGTATTGAATTGAATATTAAAAGATTTAATATTGAGCCGCAACTTGCGCAAATTTTAATAAATACAGCCAAGGTGATGGATGAAAATGAATAAAGATTTAGTGCATGATTTTATTAAATTTGCCATGGAAAATTATGGAATTAGATTAACTATGTCAGAAGGAGATAGTATAACTTTTGAAAAGCTTTTCCCAGATTTAGTTGAAGTATTGGAGAAAGAAGATGAAAACAATTGAAATTAAAAAGGAAGATTTAACGCCTGATCAAATTGCAACTAATTTTTTTAATCAACGTGATTTAGATTTTTTAAATAATCAAATTGATGCTTTAAAAAGATATATTTCTACATTAGCTGATAAAAATTATAGACTTCAAAGCCAATTTAATGAATTATTTGATGATAAATGGGAAAATAAAACTTTACAATCTATGCGAGAAGAATTAAAAACTATTAAAGCAAATAGTTCTCGCGGTTTCCCTATTAGTAAAAAGGCAGAAGAAAAAATCAATAATTGGCAAATAGAGCATGATAAAGAAATTCATAATAATCCCGCTAGTTATCATGGATGTTCTGGCGGCGGTTTTGAATATTCTTTTTATCCAACCGGTTTAGGCACAATTAGTTATTGTATTTGTTCTACTTGTAAATCAAAGGCAATAAAAGAATATGGAACCGATTGGTTTGAACATTGTGATGGTATTTTTGAGTTCACGGAGGACTTTGGTTAATGAACGAAGTCGCTTATGATATTTATCAATTTGCTTATAATACTTTTTTTGGAAAATCTCCAAAACAAGTAATGTATCGTGTAAATTATGGCTCTAAAGGAGCAGAACAATTAGTTTTAGATTATATTTGGTTTAAATATATTGAACCGCGTGAGGATAACAATGAAGATAAAGACGAATGAATTTGAAGAATTAAAAAAATCTTATGAAAAATTACAAAATGATTATAACACATATATAAAAAAGTGGTCAGAACAAATTAACATTTTAAAAAAGAAACAGCAGCACTATAACTGGCGATTTAATCATAGAAAGGTGTAATATGAGATATTTTATTTATGCTTATCCTGAAATGTACAGCGGCCGACATGGTATGTATAATTATGAACTTACTGATGATATATCTTATCAATCTGCTTGTGATTGGGCATATGATTTAGCTTACGAAACCGTAGAGTCTTATCTTCGCGCGGATGAAATTTATTCTACAGAAGATTTTATGGAAGAATTTTATGATGGTGAAGAATGGGATGAAAAATATCGTGAGGAATATTGGAATGTATTTGATGAAGTAATGCAAGACCAATGCTCCTTTGAACTTTGGCCTCTTAAAGATGGCGTGACTGAAGAAGATTATCATAAGTGGCAAAAAGAAAATATGGAACCGCGTGATTTTGTTAATCGTTTTTGTCGTCAACTTACTGAAAAAGATTATATTTGACTTTAAGTAAAAATTCTGTTATAATTATATTGTAAGAAAGAGAAAAAAACCTTACGATCTTGTTAAAGATTAAGAAGAAAAGGAGAAATTAAAATTATGAATAACAAGTTTGCTAATGCCCTAAATAACACTGCTTCCTACAAGTACACTGAAAATGGCGCAGTCGCGCGTAATTCTACCAATTCAAAGCTGTATGACCTTTTCGCGCTAGGCGGGGCATATCGTCAGCGTTCTGAGAGCGATTGTATCGTTCTATTTAAGGAAGCATATCAGGAAAATCCTGTTTATGCTCTAAAGTGCCTATTCTATCTACGTGACGTGCGCGGCGGCCAGGGTGAGCGTAGATTTTTCCGCACTTGCCTACATTGGCTTGCAAATTATGATAAGAAGGCCGTTCTACGCAATCTAGACCAGATTGCTGAATTCGGTCGTTGGGATGACCTATATGCTCTAGTTGATACTCCTTGTGAGCATGATGCTCTATATGCTTTCGGCAAGCAGCTAGCAGTAGACTATAAGTCTAATGGCGCAGTTTCTCTCGCGGGAAAGTGGGCTGCTTCTGAGAACGCTTCTGCTTCAACTACTAAGCGTTACGGTCGCCTAACCGCACACGCTATGGGCCTAACTTCTCGTCAGTATCGCGTAGTGCTATCTACTCTACGTGAGCGTATTCGTGTGCTAGAGCGTCTAATGTCTGCAAATCGTTGGGACGAGATTGAGTTTGATAAGATTCCTTCTAAGGCAGGACTTATTTATAAGAACGCCTTTGCTCGCCGTGATCTAATCAAGGCGAAGTATGAAGCATTTGCTAAGGATACTAATACAAAGGTAAATGCCGGTACTCTATATCCTTATGAGGTTGTGCAGAAGGCTATTAAGGTTATGGGCTCTGATGATTACTGGGGACGTCGTCCTATTCGTGTAGACAACACTGACCGCCTAATGGTGAATAAGTACTGGGATAATCTAACTGATTATTTCCATGGAATGAGTCTTAATGCTCTTGTTGTCGCTGATACCAGCGGTAGTATGACTTCTACTTATGGCGGTAATGTCGCACCTATTGATGTTGCCGTATCACTAGCCCTATATGCCGCAGAACGCGCAAAGGGACCCTTCCACGGCACATACATCTCTTTCAGCCGCATTGCTAAGTTAATCCGCACTACTGGTATTGACTTCTGCGATAAGGTTGACCGTATTGTTCGCGCAAATCTATGCGAAAATACCAACCTACAGTCTGTATTTGACCTAGTACTAAATACAGCGATTTCCAATCATCTTTCTCAGAACGATCTGCCTGAAGCCCTTGTTATCATTAGTGATATGGAAGTGGACAGCTTCCAGGGGTATGGACGTCGTGATAACTACCAGACCTTTATGGATAAGGTTCGCGCACAGTGGGCGGGTAGGGGCTATAAGGTTCCTAAGCTGGTGCTATGGAACGTGAACGCCCGTAACGATACCATTCTTGATGTTGGCCCTGATGTAACTTGCGTAAGCGGCGCATCTGCGGTAACTTTTGAAATGGTCCTATCTGGCAAGAGTGCTGTAGATATGATGATGGATAAGCTAAATTCTCAGCGATATAGTGTTATTCATTAACATTTCAAATTCATTTTAGGCGGAATTTTTCCGCCTTTTTTATTTGACTAAATGTTCAATTTTTGGTATAATATTTATAGAAAGGATGAAGAAAATGAAAATTATCGTTGATCGTATTCCCGATAGGCCACATGAATGTTTATTTTCCAATTGGGATCATAATACTGGGTGGACTTGTAATTTATATAATTGTAAACATGACCCAGAATATCTTGGTATACATTCATATAAATGTGAGGTTATTAAAAAATTTTGTCCTTATCTACAAGAAGAAAGGAGAAATGAAAATTGAATATTTATATTTATGTTGATGATATTCGTGAAGATGATACTTTTTTCAAGATGCTGCGTAATTATACCCATATGGAATGGATTCCTATTACTTGCCGTAGCACAGAAGAAGCAATTTTCTTTCTAAACTATTATAACGAAGAATTTTATAATGTAATTATTGACCTTGACCATGATCTTGGTGAAGGTAATGAAATGGATGACGGTATCGCTCCTTCTGGATATGATATTTGTAAGTATATTGTAGAAAACCAAATTCCTATGCTTGGTTTTCATATCCACAGTCAAAATGTTGTAGGAGCTTTTAATATGCGTCAATTATTAACGCATTATGGTTATAGGGAGATTTAATATGTGGAAAAAAGTAAAAAATTTTGAAAAAGTTCAAATTGTCGCTCTTGCGGCGTTAGCCATGATGAAACCAGCTGCAATTAAAGGCTATATGGTAAGTTGGAAAACAGAAGATAATATTATTCACATGTGTCCTTTTGAAGAACTTAATTCTACTATGGAAGTAAATGAAACATCTACTTTTACAGTTTGGGAAAATATTTGACTTATTACTAAAATTATAGTATAATAATTATAGTAAAGGGAAAGGAAAATAAAATGCGCAAATACGATAAAATTGAAACCATTTATGCTCGTGATATTGAGGGCACAAAGAAACTAATTGAAGGCCAATTTCGTGACCCAGTTGTTGGGTATCTCGCGCCACTAGAATGGGTATGGACTGAAAAAGTAGACGGCACCAATATTCGTGTGTATTGGGATGGCCATACTGTTACTTTTGGCGGCCGCACTGATAATGCCGCAATTCCTGCCCCACTAGTGACCAAGCTTAATGAACTATTTGGCGGCGAAACTAACGCTCAAATTTTTGAGCAAATGTTTGGCGAAAAGGAAGTAATCCTTTTTGGTGAAGGTTATGGGCGCAAGATTCAAAAAGTAGGAAGTTCTTATATTCCAGATGGAGTAGGCTTTATTCTCTTTGATGTTCTAATTGGAGAAAATTATCAAGAACGTGAATGGGTGGAACAAACCGCACAAGCTTTTGATATTCCAGTAATACCTATTGTTAACACCGGTAGTCTTTTTGAAGCAGTTAACTTTATTAAAACTCACCCACAGTCTCTTATTGGTAATTGTCCAATGGAAGGTATCGTATGTCGTCCGCGGCAAGAACTACGTGATAGGCGTGGAAATAGAGTTATTGTAAAGATTAAGTGGGAGGATTTTAAAGATCTATGATTATTCGTTATGAAGTTGAATTTTGGGATGAAATTGATCACGATCGAAAAACTGAAAAAGGAATTGCTGCGCGTGGAGAAACTGTTGGAAATATCGTAGATAATATTTATGAATATTATGGAAATGAAAATGTTATTTCCTTAAATATTTATGAATGTGAAGATATTATGTGTGATGAAGAATTAGAAGAAATTTTAAAAGAAAATACTTGACTTTAAATAAAAATTATAGTATAATATTTATAGTTGAGAGGGGAACAGCAAAAATAATTACTATCTTGCTCTTTAAAAGCGATCAATAGCAAATTTAAACTCTCTCGTTTAAACTTTAGGAGATGCTCAGAGACCCTCACCAGTTTTAATAAACTAAAAGAAGCGTCTACGTCGCAAATGGGAGAAGACAAACTCCATCAGCGAGAAGGTAATAAAATTAGTCACAGCTAGCTGGGGTTTAAGGTTATCCTTGCTACGGCAAAAAACCTATTTTAATGCGGGGTAGCCAAGTTGGTAAGGCGTTTGGCTCATAACCAAAAGATTCGCGGGTCCGAGTCCCGCCTCCGCAACCAATGTGGTTCTTAGCAAAGTTCTTACACATAAACCATAGAAGGCCGTTGACCCAGCCAAACGTAATGTGGTGGCCCGCATACTTAGCCTGCCAGCGGGAGAACAAAGGTGAGAGGTTTGAGTTGAAAACATCAGTGACAGTAGGGTTCGATCCCCTCTAGACTAGACGGAAGCGGTCTCGGGTGCCTCCACGACGGTGGATAGACTCTAGAATAAGGTCGCTCCTTATTCTATTAGCGCAAAAGGAAAGCGTAATGGTTGCTTCAATTGGTCTTATCGGCGCAATATAAATAGGAAAAACCAAACAAATAGCCATTCATAGTGAGATGGAAGGAAACGAGTAGGAAGAAGTCCTTACGGGGTGTACAACCTAAACAGTGGCGAGTAGTAACCACACTCACTACCGTGGAAATCGGATAGAGCAAATATGACATCTAAACTTTCAACTAAGCTCTTCGCGGTTGCCCGCATAATAGGTAGGCGTACTGAAGGTGGTGCGTCAAAAAATGGGTAGGAAGTTATAGGTTATCTATCTCCCGCATATCTGCGAGAGAGTATCCTAGGTATAGATAATCATTGTATTTAAGCCGTTAGGAGCGGCAAAATTGTGCAACGATATGAAACGTAAATAGTCGCCTAGCACACGGTATTCTAATTCTGCCGTAAAAATAATGGGTATACACATTATGAATTAAACCCCAGTATATGATGCAAACGACCTGGGTTAAAAAAGTCGCTTAGCCAAGACGCTATATCCCGAACCGCCAAGTGGTAGCGTTGGTAATTGGCCGGCAAAGTACCAGAGTGGAAATGAGCCAAGCTAAGAGGGAACTGGTAGGCCGTGATACAGGTGAGATATTGGACGGTCCGAGTAATTGCCGTTGAAGCAATTCGGTTGGTAGCAGGGCTCAGCCGTTACAACAGTGGATGCATACGCTTGTTAGCCCTTTTTTAACTGGCGTTCCGCGGCTAGAATACTTTGCGGGCTTTATTGATTCGGGAGAAAGTGTCCGTAGATGAACTTCTCGGAGTAATCGCCATAATCGAATCAGCCGCGCGGCTGGCTTAAAGCCGCGATATGGCACCGTAGTGCAAAGGTAAGCACGCCGGCCTTTGTGAGATAGGGTAAAGTGCAGTTCAACTCTGCCGTCTCGCGCCACAAGCCGGTGATGCTGGGTTCAAGTCCCGCCGGTGCTTCCAAGCAAAGAAAAGAGAAGCATAAATCTGATCAATTTATGAGATAATGATGCCCTAACATCAAGTCTTTTCTTTAATAAATATTATTAGGGTGATATAAAATGAAATTAATGGATTCTTTTACTGATGAAAAATTTGCACAAATTGTTGCGCAAAGTAAATCTTATGCCGAATGTTTACGGAAAATAGGCTATTCTTCTAATTCTGGAGATGCTACTCAAGTTTTAAAAAATAAAATTAATGATTTACATTTATCAACAGAACATTTTTTATTTAAAGGAGCAAGTCCTATTAGAACAGAAGAAGAAATTTTTTGTGAAAATAGTGAAGTATCTCAAAAAACATTGAGAAAATATTATAAACAAAAATTTCCTCAGTATAATTGTTCTATATGTAATTTATCAACTATTTGGAATAATAAAAAATTAGTCTTAATTTTAGACCATATAAACGGAAATAATCACGATAATAGAATAGAAAATTTACGTTGGGTTTGTCCAAATTGTAATAGCCAATTAGATACTACTAACGCAAGAAATCCCAACCATAAAAAATATTATTGTGAAAAATGTGGAAAACCAGTTTCTGCTAAACATGTAAAATTATGTTTAGAATGTTATAAGCAAGAGCAAAATAAAGAACATCCACAAAGAAAAGTTGAGCGTCCTTCACGAGAAGAGTTAAAAGAACTGATTCGATCTAAACCTTTTACACAAATTGGTAAACAATTTGGAGTAACTGATAATACTATTAGAAAATGGTGCGACGCAGAAAATTTACCAAGAACAAAACAAGAAATTAATTCATACTCTGATATAGAATGGGAAAATATTTAATACCCATTATATATAAACGTCTCCTCCTACCGTGAGGGCAAGGAGTAGGAGGGCGACAGTTGTTGTAGTTCTCATATTAAAGAAAAGTTAAGTTTAATACTTGACTTTTTTTTATTTTTCTGTTATGATTATAATAGAAAATAATAAAATGAGGTGTTTTATGAAAGCAGCAGTTTACGCAGGCACTAGAAATGTATATGAAGATATGATTCCATCTATGAAATCACTTCTTATACATTCAGATGTTGATAAAATATATTTTCTAATTGAAGATGATGAATTTCCATATGAACTTCCACCAGAAGTTGAATGTATAAATGTAAGTAATCAACAATGGTTCTCACAAGATGGACCAAATATGAAAGCAAGATGTAGTTATATGGTGTTATTACGTGTTGCTTTCTCTAAACTTTTTCCGCATTTAGATCGTATTTTAACAATTGATAATGATACTATTGTGGTAGATAACATTTCAGATTTATGGGATATTGATTTAAATGATTATTATCTTGCAGGATGTTCTGAACATAAAAAAACAAATGAAAATTTTATGTATATTAATATGGGATTAGCCCTATTAAATTTAAAGAAAATCCGTGAAGATAAACTTGATGATAAATTAATTTATAATTTGAATACTTATTATTATTTAGAAGCAGAACAATCTGCTATTAATGAAAGTTGCCAAGGATATATGTTAGATTTATCAAACGAATATAATAATAATAGTTATACTAATGTTACTAATAATTCAATTAGGACAAAAATACGGCATTTTGCTTATACTGCCAAATGGCAAACTTTTCCATTAGTAAATAAATATAGAAATATAGAAAATATTGAAAGAAATATTTTTAATTCACATAAATTAGATATTATTATACCATATTATAATAATTTTGATGGATTAAATACAACTTTATCTTCAATTTATTATAATGATTTACCGCAAATACAAATTACTATTGTTGATGATTTTTCAGAAATTAATAGAAAAAATGAAATATTAAATAAATATCCAAAAATAAATTATATTCGCTTAAATAAAAATAGTGGCCCTGGAGCCGCGAGGCAAGCGGGAATAGATAATAGTAATAATCCTTATATTATGTTTATTGATGCAGGAGATTACTTTTCCTCAAAAGAAATATTAAAAAAGATATTATTTACTCTAAGTGAATATAATGATGCTTATATTTATTCTTGGCGTTGGTTAAATGAAGAAACAGGAGAATCATATCATAAAGATACCTGGTCTTTACACGGCACTTGTTTTAAAAGAGAATATTTAGAATTATTTAATATTCGTTTTAGTGAAGATGAACAATGTTCCTATTGTGGAGAAGATTTAAGTTTTATGCAAGCTTCATATTTAATTTTAAAGCAACTTAAAAATGATGAACGTTTGACTCACTATTTTTCAGAAGATATATTAGTTTATTGCCGCACATATGATAAAAATTCAATTATGCATACTAATCCTCATATGAAAATAATAAAAGGAATTGTATATAATTATAAATATGTAATTCAATTGTGTAAAAATAATAATATATTTCCTCCAATTGTAGGAATTAATGTTACAAACTTTATGGTTCAATTATATATTGAATATTTAAAATGCGCGAAAAATAGCCCTGAACTTATAAATTATAATTTAGAATTTATTAAATATTATTATAAAAATATTTATAAAGTTTTTGAAAAAATTAATGGAAAAGTTTTAAATGAAATATATTATAAACGTATGCCAGAATTAATTAAATTATCAAGTCCAAAAGAACCAAGTGTAAATTTAGGACGATTTTTAAATATAATTAAAAAAGAAGTAGGTGAATAATTTATGTTAGATATAATTATTCCTACTTATAAAAATAAAGAAGGGTTACGGCGAACTTTAAAATCAATTGATCGTTCACTTCTTCCAGAAATTACAGTTACTGTTATTGACGATTATTCTGATATGGACTATAGAGATATATTTGAAGAATTTCCATTTATTCAAATATTTTATAATGTCGTAAATATAGGCCCCGGATTAACTCGTCAAACAGGAATTAACGCAACTGGTGAACCATATATTACTTTTATAGATACAGATGATTATTTCATTTCTAAATCGGTACAAAAAAATATGCTAAATACTATTAAGAAAAACCCCGAAATAGAACTGTTTACTTGGCAATATCAATATGAAAGTAATAAAAGAATTAGCGGTGAATTAAATAATAGAATGCATGGCCGTGTTTATAAGCGTGAATTTATAAATAAATATAATCTTACATTTTGTCCAGAATCCAGCTATGCTAATGAAGATATAGGATTTAATCGTTTGTGCCGATTAATAATTAAAGATAAAAATATTAAAACTTTAACTTTTAAAGAACCAGTAATAGTATATACTGTTAATAAAGATTCTTTAACTCATAAAGATAACGAAGCTTTCTTTTATTCGCGGCAAAATATTGGTTTAGGACTAAATGCAATACATTATTTAAAAATAGCAGAAAAAGATGATGTTAGCCGCGCGACTATATTAGAAGAAATTAATACAATAATGGCAAGTTGTTATTATATTTTCCTATGCGTCGTACATGAACGTCCAGAATATTTACAAGAATCTTGGGATGGGGCAAAACTGTTTTTCAATCAAGTATTTATTAAAACAAAAGATAACACTGCTACTCTAATACAGCAAGGATACAGCGTTTTTATAAAAAATATTTTCGCACGAAAAAAGTCATGGAAAAAATCTTTAAATATAAATTATGCTCAATTTTTAAATGATTTATTAAAATATAATGAAGTGCCATCTTGGTATAAATTATATGATTGACTTTTAGTATAAATTATAGTATAATTATTATAGTAAGAGGAAAGGAGAAAAAGTATGAACGAACTTGATGACTTTCTTTGTGAGTATCAATCTGATGAACTACCTATTTGTGAGGCTTTGTTTAATTTAGCAGAAGATGAATATCTTGATCCTGAAAATTATTTATCTTCTGATATGGCTGAACGTCGTAAAAATGATTGGCATCATGCTAAACGTAATTATTGCCTCTTGCGCGATAAATGGGGTTTACATTTTTTAAAACATTTTAAACCTACTCATTATTATTCTAAAACTAAGCCTGAAATTTACTATCAACGCGCGAATAAAACAAACAATAAAGGAAAGCATCGTAATGCTTATGGAAATTATAATCCATCAAAAAATTGGTCTGTAGCCGATAAAAGAAAAATTCAATCTGGTGAAAATCAAATAAAAGATTTATTTGACAATGAATAAAAATTATGCTATAATATTTATAGAAACAAGGAAAGGAATGATTATTGTGCGTAAAACTTCTCGTACTGTGTTTTCTTCTTCTTGGACTCGTCGTGAACAGGCTGAAAAGCTTGATGAGTGGCAGATTATGGCGCCAGGGTCCACCCACTGGGCTTTATAAGGGAAATTGCGGTTAATTGTGAGCGCCACCGTAATTTATTCTAGAATAAATGAGGTCAAAAATATGAGTGATGTAAGACTAAAAATTCTACCGCCTTGGTCTATTTACATTAAGAAGATTGAGGCACTATTTGATGGAGACCCACTAATCGCATGTAATGTAGATTATAGTGGTGCTGCTCCTTCAATCGTTCTCTCTTGTAACAATGGTGATAAAGTAGCTGCTCTACAGAAGATTCTTCCAGATGAAATTACTTTTGGTAATATTGCACTAAAGGTAGCTGTGGATGGAATTCCATCTAATATTGCTTTTAAGAGCAAGGTTGAACTATTTGATACTGCTTTCAAGGGCAATCCCGTATATGCTTATTCTATTTGTCCTGCGGAAGAAGGCTATCAGTGGTTTGCTACTACTTATGTAGTATTCAAGAATCATGTAGTCCAGGTATTTGCCGATAATCTAAATGATTGTCATGGTGTTATTAGTTGCCTATATCAGGATATTGCTGATGAAATTCTTACTGGTGAGGGCGCACAGGGCGTATTTTTCAATACCGATGTTGAGCAGGGCGCTCTTGGTAAGCCTCTAGGCGAATGGCCGTAATTTAAAATTAGGGTAGTTTGAAAGCCGCTGACTTTAAAGAACTGTGTGAGGAGCGAGTCGCCCTAATTATGGCCACATAGACCAACTGGCAGAGTCAAGAGACTTTTTAAGAAATGAGTAATATAATATTACTCATTTAAAACAAAGAGCACCAGAGCAGGAAACTCTCTGAGTGAATGTTGGCTAATTCGGCGAAAATCCTATTGGGACAACGCCGAGCTAAGTTAATAATAGCGCCGATGAAGGTCGGTTCAGGAGAAACCTGAATAAGATGCAAGACAGGGATGCGGGTCGCGCCCGACAGAAACACCGATAAGAGGCGAAGTACTGACGGTGGGAAGCTATTATTATAAATGTGTAGAGACTATATACCAACTACCTAAGTCTTTAAGATATGGTAAAGACATAGTCCAGACTACAACGCATCGCGGCTATGGTAACATAGAGTAGTAAGAAAATCTCTGTAGTGTGGGTTCGAATCCCACTGTGGCCACCAAGGACTACTGTTCTCACTTCATACGTCCTATATAAACATTCTAGAAGTGAATTATGGCACCGTAGCCCAATTGGCAGGAGGCAAATCACTCAAAATGATTTCAGTATGGGTCCGAATCCCATCGGTGCTACCAAGGAGATATTATGGATACACGCACAATTGAAGCTGAATTAGCAAAAAAATATAAATATAAGCCACTTTCAAAAGAATTGTCAGAAAAATATCGTGCTCTTTATATAGAAAATATACCTGATTTTTTAATTTGTCATCAACCCCTTTATACCATTAATAAAACATTAATTTGTAATGATTTTAATCGTGTAGTTATAGGCGATTATGGCGCCTTTATAGAATTTTTATCAGAACAAGCAAATAAAGACGCTTTTATAATTGCACCGGGTCAAGAATATAGACTTTTGCCACGATATAACAATGTAAAATATATTTGGCTTACCATATTAGATGATAGTAATATAAAAATTTATTATCAAAGAAATACAGTAAAATATGCTGACTATATTCCTAAGCGATATTATGTAAGTGTTCATGAAGTTATTATTTGACTTTCTTTTAAAATTATAGTATAATTATTACAGAAAGGATGAAGAAAATGTATATTTGCCCCACCTGTAATAAAGGCTTTAAAAACGCAGAAGATGTAGCAAAACATTCCTTGCAATGTTGGCGCGAACATAATCCAAATCATAAACCTAAACCCGCACCTTGCAAGGGAAACGTCACAGAACGACAAATAAGTGAAGATATTCAAAATTTTTTCGTCTCTTTCAGAAAGGTTTAATTATGTCAGAAGTAATGCTAAAAACACATTTAATAGTTACAGATGTTCATGAAGAATATTTTGTACGATGGTGTGGTAAATTAACAGATGTAAAGCCATTACTTAAAAATGATTTACCTATTTTTATTATTGTTGGTTCTGATGGTAGGATGGAACTTAATACAATTAACATCAAAACTATTGAACGATGTGCAAAAAGTTTAAGTCATCCGCGCGGGAAACAGGCAATTACATCTGACAGTGTAAGAATTTATATTTTAGAAGAAAATGGTAATGAAAAATTAATGGGTAAAGTATTTCATAATCATGTAAAACAATATCAACAAATGTATGATAGATTTGAATATATTTGACTTTTAGTAGAAATTTTGCTATAATAAATATGTAAGGCGGGAACAGCAAATAGTCTTTAAGTGGCAATCTGTTAATTGTAAGGCTTATTAACCGCCTAGTTTATGGGCTTGTAACCGAATTGGCATAGGTACCGGTCTTAGAAGCCGGGTTCTGGAGGTTCAACTCCTCTCAGGCCCACCAGTCACCTCTCGCAAAAGTGACAAACCGATAACATTCAGTTGGCAGTTACGCTTGGAAATCGGTATATAAAGAAGCAAGTTGAATAGCATTAACCGTATGTAATGACTATTCCAATTGTCCGGACGCTAGGAGCCTTGAAATCGGTATTAGGCTTAATACTCTCCGAACGTGCACGCACAAATCCTAGGTCTGTTATGGCATCATAGAAGAGCCTTCTCGCGGCGATGCTGTTACTCAACTAACCAAATAATCAGGGCTTTTGATTGCTTCTTTCCAGCCCGCCTGGTGGCGTAGTTGAAACTAATCTTCTAACATTTGACTTTTTTCAAAAAATATGCTATAATTATTATAGTAAAGAGGAAAGGAAGTAGATACCCCATTTAATAAAATGGTTGAACCAAGTGAAGAAGAGTTAACCACTCTGCTTGGAGCATCTGGAAAACAGCCCCAAACTTGATGGGATACTGTCAAGCCAAGGCCGCGAAATCAGTAATGATTAGCGATAAGGAGAAACTCCCAATGTTAAGGATGTGTGCTTGGTTGTTCGCCAATAAAAGCACGATTCCTCACGGCGTCGTAATAGAAAGTCAAGCGTTAAAAGCGTAGACCGAATCCTAGTTAGGCGTAGGCTGGCTACCGTCGCAAACCTAGGAAAAGCCACTAAGACGCTAATTGTCGTTGAAACCTAGAAATAGGATATAAGTGAGGTTTGCGGTAAAAGTAGCCCAAATGACAATAATTTTAACAAATAAGTTTGAATTATTGGTAATAGTGCTGAATGGTTTGGGTGAAATTTGGAAGTAAGCAGTCTTCCCGTTGTTAGCCGAAAGGCAGGGTGAAGAAGTCCGGAATTGCTACCCGTGGCTCAGCCTTCATCTTCAACGTGGCTGAATATATTGGAAGGACAATACAAGTATGGCGAAAGTCACAACGGTTTTATTAAATGGGGTATTTATAGGTGTGCCCCAACGGTCGTGAATGTTCTCATAGTTGAACTCAAGTCAAGAGTATAAAATGACATAGCTCATCTGCCATGTGTAGAAGGAGCGGAGAATACGTCGGGAGCGTAAGCAGTATATAGTCCTAATGCCGCAGATGGGAACGGCGACTAAACTTAGGTGGGATACACGACGTATTCGTTATGCCAGTCTAGCGTAGTGGCTACGCGGCGGTCTGTTAAACCGTTATAGGTAAGTTCGAATCTTACGGCTGGCGCCAGCTCGCTTAGCAAAAGCGCGAGGATAATTGCCGATGTGCGGTTGGCTGACCTTAAAGCCGATTAAATTAAAGGAGGAATGACTTATCGGTCTTGATAATGGCATTGAGGTAAAGTCTCGTAAACGTGAACTTACTCGCGCGATGCTACCTTCTGAAATTGTATATCCTTTTGATTTTGGCGAAAAGGATACTGAAATCCTTTATTGGCGAAAAAATTGGGGACTACGAAATCATGTAGTTAATATGTTTCCTCTAGAAACAGGAAGCGACTGGCAATATGTGATTGATACTCCAAGTGATGTCTTTGAACTTATTTCTCTTATTGTAGAATTTATGGATAAAAAGACATGGGAAGAAGAAGGAGATTCAATTTGGGATTATGATGAAATTCTTCCTATTCTGCGGCGAAACGTAATAAATTTAGCAATTATTGCTGCATTTATGGAAAATAATCCTGATGTTTATCTAGAATTTTATGACTCCTATTAAATGGGCCTATAGTTCAGTGGCTAGAATATTCGGTTGTCTCCCGAAAGATCGCGGGTCGAGTCCCGCTAGGCTCGCTTTTAGACACAAACAGCAAATTACACTAGCATGTAGGGGCCTGTCGTTATCAGTTCAAATCTGATCTTCCCCACTTATTTGGGGAAGTAGCTCAATTGGTAGAGCGCAGTTTAGTGAGTGTCTAGTTTTCGGGCAGCGTTACAGACGTGAGCATCTAATATATGCCAGGAAACCATATTCAAGAGATGCAGCATTATTGAATAAAGGTCTTGAAACAGTAATAGATTGATGATGGTGCAAACCCATCCTGACCGACTATCGGGGTATGGCGCAGTTTGGTAGCGCGTTCGGCCTGGGACCGAAAGTGCGTAGGTTCAAATCCTACTATCCCGACTTTACTTACTGGGTTTGGAGGTTATCCCTCTGAAAAACCTCCTCCTTTCTGGTTTGACTTTTTTATAATTTATGATATAATAAATATATCAAAGAAAAGGAAAAATAAAATGGAAAAAGAAAAACTTTCTGCACAAGCTGCGAAAACTGAATTTGTTAAGTCTATTCATAATTGGTTAATGAATACTCTGCGGCAAAATGGTAAAGAAGAATATAGTAATTGTTTTACCATTGAAGGCTCAAGTATTATGTGTAGTCTCCCTTCCAATTATTTTGATAGATATAACATCCCCGCAGGAATAAAAATAGAAATGAAATTTATTGCTAAAAAGGGATAATAATATAGTCGCATACAGCAAATATACAAAGTGGTTAATAAAATTTTTTTGAATGAAAATTTTTAGAAGGTTCAATTCCTTCACGTTTAATGCGACTAGAAATGCCGGCGTAGCTCAATTGGCAGAGCAATTGCCCTGTAAGCAATAGGTTTTCGGTTCAAGTCCGAACGCCGGCCCCAATTATAAAGACAGTTACAGCAAAATTAGATTAAATCTAAGTGTTATTGGTTCAAGTCCAATTATTTCATCCATGAATCTGAAATATCGCCCAACTGGTAGGGCATTAGAATTTTATACTGTCTTGAATTAAAAGGATTTTAATTATGTGGTTTAAAAAGAAAGAAGAAATTATAACGCCAATTCCAATAGTAAATAAAGGATGCGAACATAAATGGTTAGATTTTCCTGCTTATATTCAAAGCAGTTACGATTCAGATCGTAGAAGTTATGAAGTAGAAGTAAAAGAGCCTTATGTTTGCGTTTTTTGTAAAAAAAGAAAAGATGAAGTCATAGCTAGAGAAAGTGGAGAAAGTAAAAACCCTGAAAGAAGAGTAGAAGAATTAATAAGAAAATTTGAAAGCTATGATATTATTGCTCCTCGTTTAATCGTAGAAGATATGGTAAAGGACTTTCAAAATGTAGATCGTGATTATCTTGCTTGGTATGATTATCTACATAATAAAGGAGAAAGACCAAACATTGAATTAAAGCTATGAAAATATATATTTCTTATTGGGCAATGGTTAGGCATTTTCCTAAAAATCTTATAGGTTTAAACACTACTATTTGGCCGCCGAAATGGAGGCCACTTGGTTTAGATAAAAATGGTGTAAGAGTTATTAATTGTCCTCCACTACAACCAGGACTTGACTGTGAAGGATTATGTGAGGGCAAATGTAATCCGAAACACCCAAAAGATTGTCAATTTTTAAAAACTTACCGCGCGCAATTGGATAAAATTGATTTTGATAATTTTATTCTGCATTTAAATAATTTTAAAAATTTATTTCTTTCTGAAAACTCAGAATATGATGATGTAGATTTTGCTTTAATAGTATATGAAAAATATGATAATCCTTGCAGTGAGCGACAACCACTTAAAGATTGGCTTCATGCGCATGGACAAGAGGGAGAAGAATGGCAAAAGTAGATAACTATATATGGATTGGGTTTCTTCCTCGTGGATGGGAAGAACTCGCGCGAAAAATGATTAAAGAGTGCGAAACGATTTATCCTGATTGGGAAGTTATAGATTTAAAAGAAAAATTTGGCGCACTTCGTTGTTATGATTGTGGTGCTCCAAAAGAAGTGCATGAAATTATTAATAAGTATGAAGATATAAGCGCACGAACTTGTTGTAATTGCGGCAAACCTGCCACAAAAATCTCTACCGGTTGGATTCTTCCTTGGTGTGATGAATGTGGTAATAGAGAAGAAAAGTATTATAAGAGGTTTAATAAATGAAGGCATACATAGAAGTTAGTGATATGATAAATGCCATGTTTCAATTTCTAAATTCAGAAAATTATTCCAAAATGGTAGAAGCTATAAACGGCGACACAAAAGAAGATGGATTTCGCGGCGCAATGTTTACACTTCCCGCTATAATGTTGCATTATTGTGATGTTGTTTATGTAAAGGATGATAAAAATGGTAATTGAATTACATTATACTGATAAAGAATTAACTACCTTATTAGATGGATTAAATAATGCCATTTTAGCAATAGAGAATGTATATAATGAATTACGATTCGGATGTGAAGTTCCAGAAAATTTACGTAATTTAACTTTATAGTCTTATGATGAAATATATAAATATACTTCTTTTCGTTTGGCAGCATTAAAGGATTTATATCAATATTTATTAACTTATGAGCGGGCTTAGCATAGTGGTCTAATGCGGGAGGTTGCTAACCTCTGCCGGCTTTAAATGGCCCATAGGTTCGAATCCTATAGCCCGCGCTTTTGGGGCTCCAGCCCAGCTTTATGCTGGTGGTTAAGGGTGCTGGGGCACACAGCCGATTTCAGCGGGAAAGACTGTAATTTTATAGAGGTATTTAATATATTATGATTAAAAAATTTTCAATACCAGGGTATTATAAAAAATTTCCACAAGTTGTAAAATTAATAGAATATAATAAACAGCATCCAGAACAATTTTATTCAGATCGTGTGCTTGATAGTAGCTATGATGCTAATGATGAAACTATAGTATGGCAAGGCGGGCGTGGATGGATTCCTGTAAAATTTACTCCAATGGAAATTGTTCTTCAAATGCTTCCTGATTTAAAATTACGTCATACTTTTACGAATTGTCTTATTACAGAAGATTTATTAAAAGATTATAGATGTAATCATTTTTTACAAAATTATATGCGACCGCAAGACGAAGTAATTGCTGCGAGTCCATTATTAATTGACTATCTTAATAAAAATTATCCTGAAATAAAAATAATATATAGTACAACGATGAATATAACAGACATAGATAAAATTAATGAAATTACGAAAAACAATATTTATGTCCTTAATTACAATTATAATAATGATAACAATTATCTAAAACAATTAAAACATTTAAATAATATTGAAATTTTATGTGGAGAACCATGTATTCCAAATTGTCCTAATAGAGCATTACATTATGAAGTTATTAGTAAAAAATATTTAGGAATAAAGGATGAACGTATTAGACAAATTGAAGATTTTTGTCCAAGGCCGAGAACTCCATATACAGAATTTATAAAATTACCCCATGCTGTTACTAATGAACGAATAGAAGAATTATCTAACATGGGAATACAATATTTTAAAATTTCTGGACGACTTATTAAAGTACCTGACTGGTTAGGAATTATTTTATATTATATAGTATTACCAGAATGGCGAGAATATGTTTATGCTAAACTTTTAAACGAATGGTGGTAATAAACTACAACAATAGTTGTAGTATGCAGGCGTGATGTAGCGGCAGCATGATAGTCTTCCAAACTGTTCGGGCGGGTTCAAATCCCGTCGCTTGCTCCAGAATTGCGGTGGTCGTCTGCGGACAACACCTGTGGTAATAGGATGCGTCTTATTACCATTATAGCCCCGTAATCTAGCGGCAGGATACTTGGCTTTGAACCAAGGTGTGTTAGTTCGACCCTAACCGGGGCTGCTTATTTAGACAACTTCAGCAATATTTCATCTTCTCCATATTTACTATAAATCCAAGTTATGAAGAGTCTTGGTGTTGTCTAGCAAGGAGATAATATGAAAATGAAACGTGGAACAGATCATAATTGGGTAATTCGTCGTTATAAAGGCGATATAGCTTGGTATGCACATTGTAAATGTGGATATGAATATAATTGTTCTCAATTTAAAAAAGATAGTTGGCAACAAGAAATAAAATGGATATATTCATATTGTCCCAATTGTGGTGCTCGTAAGAAATGGTATAATGAAGAACCAATAAAAATGGAGAAAACAAGATATGAGTAAATTTCTAAAAAACATTAAAGATTTAGAAGCATTTAAAGAAGCCGTTCGTAAATGTCAGGGAGATGTGTATTTAGTTAAAAGTGATAAGAGTGAGCAATTTAATCTTAAAAGCACGCTTTCTGAATATTTAGGACTCGCGCGATTAGCTGACGCGCATGGGGATGAATATGAAGTGTTTTGTCAGTTTGCTGGCGATGAAGGTAATTTGTTAAAATACTTCTTTGAAAGATAATAGAATAATTTTATAGTGACTAAATCACATATAGAGTGAGGTAAGCCCGCAGTTGCGGGCTATTTTTTTGTATGTGGAGGTGAGAAAATGACTTATGATAACTCTTTTTTAGATAGACATTATGTTGAACTAACTGGAAGAAGATATATTTTCTTTAACTCTTTACAGTCTGAAAAATTAGCTATTTATCATAAATATTATCAATATGGATTAAATATAAAAAACACAATTGCACCACAATTAAATCCTGATATTTCTAAATCAACTGAAGATGATTTAAATAAAATAAAAACTTATATAGATTATATAAAAACTTTAGCTGAGACAGAAGCAAAAAATGAAATAAATTTTATAAAACAGTTTACAGACATTTTAAATAATTTAGATAATTGTGAATTTAAAGATAAAATGTTAGAGTTTATTTCTTCTTTAGAAAATGGAGAAATTTCAGATTATATTAAATTCTTAGCTATAATTAATACAATTATGGCTAATAAAAATACATTTTTACAAAAACGACAAAAAGTAAGTACAGAAAGTATGAGATTTATTCAGCAATCTTATAATTCTGCAGAAGATTCTTTACAAACACAAATTTCTCAAGCTTTACAAGAAGGAGATTATAAAACATATCAAAACTTAATACGTTCTACTTATCCGCAAGAAAAACAAACAAATTGGCCGCGTTTTTCTGGAGCAATTTCTAGTAAATATGGAGCAAAATTTACAAGTATTTTAAGACAAGTGGCTGATGATTCTAGTTTAATTAATGAATTAAAAGAAGCGTGGGTATCACAACGTGGTATTGATGAACAAAAAGCTGCAATGTATATTGCAGCGACAATAAGTACTTATTTAGATAATTTTTCTTTTGAAGATTTAGATAAATTAACTGTTACAGATATAATGAAGAATATTAAAACAACAGATAGGTCTACTTTAACTTCTCTTGTAACAGATATATCTGAAAATTATGCAAACAATATTTGGAATTTATTATTAAAAAAAAGAGTAGTTGAAAAAACTATTGAAGAAGTAGCATTAACTACCCGTCGTGGGTTAGGAGAACTTTTTTTAAAAATGAACAGTTCTTCTCAAGAAGATGTGTATAAACTTTATGCTAATTATGGTTTTAATAAAGAAACTCTTGACAATATTTTAGAAAATAAAGATTTTGATGAAAAAAAGAAAGCTGCCTTGATTACAGAAAAATTAGGAAAAGCAATTCGTTCTTATGCTAAAAAAATTTGGGGATTAGAAATTAAAAGTAAATATTCTAAAGAACAAAGAATAGAAATAGAAAAATGGTTAAATGAACATCAAAACGTTTTTCAAGAATTTAAAAAAAAGCATCCTCGTATATTAGATCCAAATTATATAAAAAATCAATTACAAGTAAAAATGACTGGCTCAGCGTCAGCAGAAGAAATGGCAATGAACGCTGTACAAAGCCTTAGTAAAAATGATATTAATGTATTACTTGGCGGTGGAGTTATTAAAGCAAAAAGCGATTTACAATTTACTTTTACAGGTGCGCTTGATTTTACTGAAATAGATGATATAGCCGCAAAAAATATTAAAGAAGTAGCATCAAAATTTCATGAAAATTTTATGAATAATATACATGATACTATTGGTGATAAAGTAGATACCCTTATGAAAAAAGCAATTTATATGGAAGAATTGCGTGATTTAAAAATGAATATTATTGAAGAATTACAAAAATTTTATAGTGGAAATGAATTAGATCAAAAGATTGATTATGTACTAAATCAATTAAATAATTTAATTACTGGTGGGGTTCAAGTAAAAGATTACGTACATGGTGGCACTCTCGGCTTTATGGGAGAAAGTTTGGGCAGTAATGCTGATAAAATTTTGCAAAATGTTATAAATATGTATGACACAGGAGGTATTTCTCGTCTTGATTATAGTTTATTATTTTTTGTTTTAGCTAACTGTGGACCCGATAGTATTGCATCTGACTTGCAAGATGATTTAGCACATTATTTACTTGGTGGTGCGATGATGATATTATTTGATGAAGGCTTTACAGCTTCAAAAAAATTTTTACAAGATACTACAGAAAAAATAGGATTTTCACCTTCTGCCGTACATTTATTTAATTTACAAGGTGGTCATTTTGTTCCCGCTTCTTTAGTTTATACGACAGTTTACAATAATTTATTAATGGCTTATAGAGATATTTCTTCACAAATTATTACATTAAGTAAATTAGATAACATCACCAATAATATTACAATTATAAATAATATTACTAAAAAAAATATTCCTAGTTATACTACGATGTCACTTGCTCAAGACAGATGGGATACAGTAAAAAAATTAGCAAATGATAAAGAAAATATAGATATAAAAATTACTTTTTTAGCGGGAATATTAGATATTTTTGAGGCTATTCCTAATGCTTTTAAATATTAATAATAAATTATTATAAATAATTCTATATATAATCACATATTCAATGGAGAAATACCCAATCTCTATACAAACGGGGGTGAAAAAAATGGAACCTAGTGTCGCCCAACAAGTGTGGGCATGGATAGGCAATCATCTTTGGTTATTTATATTAGGTATTCCATCAATTATACAAATAGTGCCAATAAAAATTAATCCTTGGACTGCTGTAGTTAAATGGATAGGAAAAGCTATTACAAATGACGCTTGCAGTAAAATGGACGATATTTTAACAAAAATTAACAAGATTGATCAATTAGAAACAAAAATTGATAATCTTAAAACTGAAATTAACGACGTAAAATGGGATGCTATGACAAATGAAAAAGACCGTATTCGTTGGGAAATATTGGATTTTGCAAACTCCTGTCATAATGGTAGAAGACACACTAAAGATGAATTTAGGCATATAGACAAATTAAACAAAAAATATATTGAATTATTAAGAAAAACAAACGATGCTAATGGTGAATTTGATATAGAGTATAAATATATACAAGAACTCTATGAAGAAAGAACCAAAAAAAATGATTTCCTACAAAATAAGGAGGGACTATAAATGACTAACTTTAAGAAATGGTTCGCCGCCGCAGGCGTTCGCGCACTAAAAACAGTCGCTCAAACAGCAGTTGCCACTATTGGAACTAGCGCTGTAATTTCAGAAGTAAATTGGGCTGTTGTAGCTTCCGCTTCTGTATTAGCTGGAATTTTAAGTTTATTAACAAGTGTAGCTGGACTACCTGAATTAAAAATGGAAGAAGAGAAAGAGGCTTAATGCCTCTTTCTTGACTTTTTTTTAATTTTGTTATATAATAAAAGAAAAGGAGGACAGTTTTGTGGAAAAAAGAAGCAAAGAAAAAATTATGCCGTTAGAAATTTATACGGACGGTTCGCTTAAAAAAATGGGACAACGTTCTACATTTGGAGGTTGGGCTTTTTATGCTTTACGTGATGGGATAGACTTTTATCATCGTTCGGGTAGCGTTGGAATGACAACTAATCAGCGAATGGAATTAACAGCAATTCTTGAGGCTTTGAAATATGCACAAACTGCCCGAAAAACTGGAGAACGAGTAATTATTTATAGTGATTCTGCTTATGCTGTAAATTGTTATAACCAAGAATGGTATGTTAATTGGCGAGTAAATGGATGGATGAACGCAAATAAAAAGCCTGTTGCTAATCAAGATTTATGGCAAGAAATTGTACCTTACTTTGATAATTTTTGGTATGAATTAAGAAAAGTAGAAGGACATTCAGGCGATTATTGGAACGAAAAATGTGATGAACTCGCGCAATTAGAAGCAGAAACACTAAAAATAAATTGGCGAGGTTAATTATGCTAAATGAAAGTATTTTTGAAGTAACAAGAGCGGATTATGGAAGCTTTGTAGAACAAATCAATCCAGAAAGTCGCAATATTGTAATAGAGGAAATAGGACGCTATCATATTGCTACTAAAATTTTTAGCAAAAAGACTGGAAAATGTTTATGCAGTAGAATGAGCTGCAATAATGAAACCGATCCAGAACCAGAGAAATACTATATTTTTGAATTTCCTGATGATGATGAAAGGCTGCCACCTATTCCTAAATATAAATTAGTATTAGAAGATAAGGAGCAAGCGCAAGCATTTTTTAATGCTGTTGCTCAAATATCTAAGGAGAACAAAAATGGTTGAGTTATTTGCTGATATTCCGGTACTAGCAAAACAATTATTAAGTAATTATATAGATGAAATTTTCTCTAATTATGAGTTAAAAGAGTGCGCACATTATATCGCAGATTTAGCTAATAATTGTGAAGATAAAAAGCTACAAGATTTTATTGACTTTTATTTTAAATTAAAGTTGGAGCAAATAAAGAATGAAAGTGATAATGATTAGCGGCAAAAGCCAAAGCGGAAAAGATACTATCGCGCGAATGATGTATAAAATTTTACAAGATCATGGCGCGAAAACATTAATTATTTCTTTTGCTGATCCAGTAAAATGGATAGCAGAACGTTATTATAACTGGGATGGGGATAAAACTAGACCAGAAGGCCGCGCTTTATTACAAAAAATTGGCACTACAATTATGCGCACACATTACCCTACATATTGGGCGGAAATAATTGCCAAATTTATTTCGGCCGCAAATGAATGGGACTGCGTAATCATCCCAGATTTACGATTTCAAAATGAATTTGAAACTATTTCTGAGCATAATATCAATTGTGAAACCATTCGTATAGAGCGATATAATCAAGATGGTTCTTCTTACGTTAATCCAAATATGACAAAAGAACAATTAAATCATATTAGTGAATGTGAGTTAGATAATTTCCCTTTTGAATGGATTATTGAAAATCGCGGTTCATTGGAAGAGTTAGAAGAATCAGCTAAAGAATTATTAAATATTTGGCATCTATAAAGGAGTTTATATATGTTATTAAGAGAATTATCTCCGGAAAAATATTGGTCTTTTCCTTCTTCTTATTCCAAAGAAAGACGGGAAAATGAAATCCAATCCATGATTATTTCTGGTAATTATTATTATCAATTAAAAACAGATGGCAATTATAGTGCTTTTATTTGCGATTTTGATGGAGAGAAAAGCATTATCAGTCGTGGTAAATCAACCGTTACAAAAGAATATTGTCATCTTGAAGATAGATTATTTTTCTTTGATTCAATTGCTGCGGCATTTGATAAACCAACGCGCATTATGGCTGAAATCTACTATGACAATGGTATTGATAGACAAGTTGGTTCTGTTTTGCGCGCGAGTACAGAAAAATCTAAAAGTATTCAAGACAATGAATATTATTTAGAAGCACAAAATAAAGTGCGTTTTACTCCAAAAGATAAACGTGATATTGAAGGAAATGAATTTCGTAATCAAAAACTTAAATGGCGTATTTTTGATGTCTGGTATTATGATGGAATTGATTTAATGAATACGCCTTGGATAGAACGACAAGCATTTGTAAAACTCGCGGCTGAACGCATTAATAATCCTCTTGTATCATACGTTCCATATTATCCAGTAGATTCAACCTTATATGATAAATTAGCTGAAATTTTTGAAAACGGCGGTGAAGGTGTGGTTTGTTATCGCCATGATGGATTACCACAACCGGGAAAACGCACCGCGCATAAAACTTTAAAAATTAAAACTGAAGTTGAACATTTATTAGATGTATTCTTTATTGGACTTGATAAATGTAAGCAAAATTATGAAGGTAAAGAACTAAGTAATTGGCAATATTGGCGCAATACACGTACAAATGAAAAAGTTTGTGGTGACTATTTCGGTGAATATCAATTAGGCGGCCCTTATGAGCCTATTACTCGTAATTATTATTATGATTGGCCTGGGGCAGTATTCTGCGGTGTATATAATAATAATCACGAGATATATTCATTATGCAAAGTATCAAATTTAACCGACGATTTAAAAACTGATTTGCGCGATAATTTTGATACAGAATACTATCTATGCCCAGCAACAATTGGAGGAATGGCACTAAGTGAAGCTTCTGGAACTTTATCAGTGCGACATCCCTATTTAAAAAGTATTCGTAAAAATGATTTAGATCCAGAAGATTGCACATTAGAAAAAATTCTATCCTAAATTTAAAACAGTTGTCCCTTCGGCAACGAGGAGGAACTTATGAGCGACTTAGAATTTTTGGGCTTTGCAGAATCAACTTCTACATTAGACCCAATTATGTATCAATATTTTAATAATTTATTAAATAGAAGAACTATTGTTTTAAATTCCGAAATTGATGAAAATATATTAGAAACAGTAGTTCTTCCATTAAAAGAATTTGAAACTGATAATATAGCCTCACCGGTAACACTCATACTTAATACCCCTGGTGGTTCTGTTGCAGATGGCTTAATGCTTTGTAATGTAATAGATAATTATAAAAAGCCATTAGAAATTATTGTACCATCTTATTCTTGCAGTATGGGAACTATTATTTTAAGTTCTGGAAATAAAAATCCAAATGTCACTAAAAAAGCATATCCTTTTTCCTTTGCTCTATTCCATAGCGGCCAAACCTATGTTGGCGGTGAAAGTTCTACTGTTGATGATATTGTAGATTTTAATAGGAGTATAGATAGGAAAATACGTGATTATGTTATTAAAAATACTAATATTTCTGAAGAACTATATGATGCCCACCATAGAAAACAATGGTATATTTCTGCTGAAGAAATGCTAGAATATGGATTAATTGATGAGATTATTGGGACGTGATTATATGATATATTTTATAGATTCAAGCGCCGTGCTTAACGGTGCTTTATTTTTATATGAAAAAGAACATATATATTTAAGTCCACTAGTTTTAATGGAATTAGAAAATTTAAAAACTAATGGTAATGAGCATATAAAATATCAAGCACGAGATGCTATTCGTACAATTATTCAATCTAATATAGCAATAACTACTATTTCTCAAAAAGAAATAGAAAAGTTATTAAAGAAAAATAATTTTTTAATGAATATTAATGACCACAAAATGATTTGTGAAGCATTAATTTTAAATAAATATAATGAAGTTAATTTTATAACCAGTGATTGCGCGCAACTAACATTTGCGCAAACATTAGGTTTAAAAACTACTTATTTTACTCCCGAAAAAGATAAGAAAAAAGAAGAATATTCTGGTTGGAAAAACTTTGCTCCTAATGAAGAAGAGTTAATAGCACTTTATTCAGACCCAACAAAAAACACACTTTCTGCCGCAATTAATGAATATTGTAAAATTTATGAGGGCGAAGATTTAAAAGATGTTTTAAGATGGACAGGAGAAAAGTATGAAACCTTAAAGTGGAGTAATTTCAAAAATAATTTTCTAAATAAAAAAATCCAACCTTATAATTTGGAACAAAAGATGGCTTTTGATTTATTACAAAATCAAGATATTGCTGTTAAAATATTAACTGGTGTTCCAGGTGGTGGAAAAGATTTTATTATGCTTCTTCATGCATTAGATTTAATTCAAAAAGGAATTATGGACAAAATTATATTTGTACGTAATTTAGTGCCTTTTAAAGATGCTCCTGAAATTGGATTTTTAGCAGGAGATTTACAATCTAAAATTAGTTGGGGATTAGGCCCAATTAGCGGTATTTTAGGAGAAGAAGGATTAAATCAATATTTAGATGAGGGCGTAATTGAAGCTGTAAACCTAGGTTTTATTCGTGGTTGTTCGTGGAATAATACAATAATTTATGTTTCAGAAGGACAAAATATTACTGGTGGAGGATATAAATTATTAGTTAGTCGTTGTGGCCAAGGTAGTCAACTTTGGGTCAATGGCGATATTCTACAGACTGACGATAGAGAATTTGAAAAAAATAATGGCTTATTACGATTAAGCAATTCATTAAAAAATAATCCTCTTGCTGGAACAGTAAGATTAATTAAAACAGAACGCAGTGCAGTCGCAGATTTAGCAAAAATTATATAAGAGGGAAAGAAATTTCCCTCTTTTATTTTTTGACTTTTTTCAAATTTTATGCTATAATAAAATTAAGAAAAGAAAGGAGATAAATAATATGGAATGGAAAATGGCAAAAAACATTGGTTATCAGCCAAAAACAAATTTTTGGGATATGTTTACTGAAGTTGAGCCAAAAGAAGAAGAAATTAAACAATTAGCAGAAATTTTATTTAAAAAATATGAGAATGATTATAAGGCTTTAACCGAACTTATTATGGTAATTAACCATAAAAGCTGGGAGTACTTTAATTATAATACGGTTTTAAGTGTCTTATACTCAAATTTATATTATAAATATGATCAAATGGCTATGAAAACTTTAGGAAAGAATAAAGAAGCCATTGAATATTACTTTAAAACATTAGATTAATGGAGGAATTATGAATATTTATTTAGCAGGTTCAATTTTTTATTATTAAGTTGAATATTTGACTTCTCATTATCTCGTGTGTTATAATATAATTAGAGGTGATGGAGATGTCCTGCGGAATTTATATAATAAAAAATTTAATAAATCAAAAAGCATATATAGGTCAATCCGTTGATATTGAAGAAAGATGGATTAAACATTGCGCAGGTTATGGAATAGCTCATAATTCAGCTATTGATACTGCAATTCAAAAATATGGCAAAGATAATTTTTCATTAGAAATTTTAGAATTATGTTCACGCGAAGAATTAAATAATAAAGAAGCATATTATGCTAATTTATATAATTCATATGTACCTAATGGATATAATATTAATATATGTGGAGAAACTTTCCATAATCCTAAACAGGATAAAGAAATTTCTTGTTATAATATATCAACAGGTACACTTATTAAAACTTTTTCTTGTACTCACGAGGCCAATAGACAAGGTTATTTAAGACAAAGTATAGTCGCGGCAGCAGAACAAAAAGGCTATAGTAAAACTGCATATAATATGTTATGGCAATGGGGTCATGAACAACAAATTCCTATAATAAAACCACAAGCGGGAAAACATGGTGGGAAATTGGTTTATAGGTATAACAAAGATACTGGTGAATTTATAGATAGTTTCAAGTCTTTAGCAGATGCAGAACGACATTTAAATAAACCGGGTGGAAATAAAAATATATCATCCGTATGTAATGGCAAGCGTCAATATGCCTATAATTATAGATGGTCTTATAATTTATATAACAATATTTTGGAGGAACAAAATAAATGAAAATTTACTTGGCAGGTAGTATATTTTACTATGGGGATGTATTAAGAAATACTGAATGGGCTAAAAAAATAAGAGAAACAATTCCTGGTGTGAATTTATATTCTCCTATTGAGAATACTGAAATTAATGGAACTGAAGGAAAGAAAAAATTTGCCGGCTCGCAAGAAATTGCTAAAGCAGATAATGCTCGTCTAAATGACACAGATATATTAGTAGCATGTATAGATAATGACGTAATCCCCGCGGGCACTTGCGCTGAAATTGGAAAATTCCATGAAAAAATTGAACGCGGTGATCATAAATACATTGTCGGTATTTGCACAGATAATCGTCAAATGTTTTTAACTCATAGTGAAGCAAAAGATAAGGGTGGCGCCGCGAGTCTTGGTGAACAGCAATATAGTTATCAAAATCTTTATGTTACCGGCTTAATTAAACAAGGCGGCATTTTAGTGTCTAATATTGAAGACGCAATTAATTTTATCAAGGAGAAAGAAAATGAATTCTAATATGTTATACAATATCAATGACAAGCTACCAGCAAAGAGACTTGTAGTAGCCGCGCTACAGCAAGTTATTGCTTGCTTCGTAGCAACTGTTCTTATTCCACAGATTTGTGGAGTTCCTATCGCACCCGCTCTACTCGGCGCAGGTGTTGGTACGCTAATTTATCAACTCTTTACTCGCGGGCAAAGCCCAATGTTTATTAGTTCATCTGGTGCGTTTGTTGCCGCGGTTATTGGAGCGCTAGCATTAGGCACGGCCCCAAATTATATGGCTGTGTTTATTGGTGGCCTTATTGTTTGTCTAATTTACTGCTTAGTTGGCATTTGTATCAATAAATTTGGTACACAATGGATTAATAAAATTATGCCACCAGTAGTTATTGGGCCTATCGTAGCTGTAATCGGCCTAAATCTTGCAACATTCCTACCAACTTATTTTCAAATTAATGGTAAATACAGTCTGTTAGGATTTGGGCTTGGCATGTTAACTCTAATTATTACAGCACTTATTTCTCATTACGGAAAGGGCTTCATTAAGAATTTGCCATTCTTATTTGCAATTCTAGTTGTATATGCCTTTTCTGCAATTTTAACTGTTTGCGGAGTTCCAATTATTAATTTTTCAGTATTTAAAGGCGTGCATCTAGTTCAAATGCCTGATTTTGCTTTCCTACACTTTAATACCTTTAATTGGTCTCTATTCCCGCAAATTTTACTACTATTCCTACCACTATCTTGTGTTTGTATCTGTGAGCATCTATCAGACCATAAGGCTTTAAGCGCAGTAATTGGAACTGATCTTACTCAAAATCCTGGTGTTGGTAATACTCTTATTGGTGATGGTATTGCAACTGCTTTTGGTTGTTTGGTAGCTGGTATTCCAAATACTTCATATGGAGAAAGTGTAGGAACTACAGGTTTTAGCCGCATTTGCTCAAAGTATGTAATTACTCTCGCCGCGGTTATTATGGCAATTTCCGCCTTTATTGGGCCATTACAAGCATTTCTAGTATCTATTCCAAGCGCCATCTTTGGAGGATGTGCTGGAGTGCTTTATGGATATATTACTCTTTCTGGTATTCGTACAATCAAAGACAATAACATTGATTTAAATAATAATAAAAATGTTATTAT